CCCTAGCGGCGGCCCAAGCGGCGTCCCAAGCGGCGGCCCCAGCGGCGGCCCCAGCGGCGGCCCAAGCGGCGTCCCTAGCGGCGGCCCAAGCGGCGTCCCAAGCGGCGGCCCCAGCGGCGGCCCAAGCGGCGGCCCCAGCGGCGTCCCAAGCGGCGGCCCAAGCGGCGGCCCTAGCGGCGTCCCTAGCGGCGGCCCAAGCGGCGGTCAGTTCCTCGGTCGTCGCCTTGCCGTGGGCGAATCTCTCTGCCACATCGCACGCCGCGAGCGAGCATGGGTCGGGTTCATCGATCGTCTTCAGTGCCTCGCGCGCGCACCAGACAGCAAAAAGCCGGTTTGTACGGTCATCGAGCAGGTGCGTTGTGACCCAAATTCGATCTTCTGTCGGGACGTTTTCAAGGCGCAGGACATCTACGACTGTGCCCGTCCAGTCCCCCGCGACTTTCGTCGCCGGGTCGTAGCAGGGCTTGAGAGCGCGGATATCGGCGAGAGTTAGGGTTTTCATAGAATCTCCATCACGGCTTTGATGAACGTCGCAGCGAGCAGCGCGATCTGACCGGCGGCGATCAGCTTGCCGAGCCACGCGGCGGGGTACGGTTCAAGCTCCGAGTACAGGGCGTTCACCGCGGCACCTCGTTAGTCCAAACAACCTCGGCTGTGCGGCGCGTCCCGCCCTTACCGGTGCAGCCTTTAGCATCCTTGTGCTGTCGGAACGGAAGCCAGTCGGCACCGTCTTGTTCGCAGACGATCGTCTGCCCTTTCCGAGCCCTGCACCAAATCCCCAGCGCCGTGTAATCGATATCCCTGTATTTGTAATGCTTCCCGCTGCGGTGATACGGCGGATCGACAAACCAGGTCGCCTCGATATCCGGAGCGCGCCACCAGTCAGTCTCAAGGACTTTCCAATGGCGGATGCCCTCGACCTGGGAGGCGATCCGTTCGCGGATCTCTGGCCCCCAAGATGATTTTGGACGCCAGCCATCCCGCACCCATTTTGACGGCGTGGGGCGAGGCTCGGATGCCCCCCGTTGAGCCAAAATCCGACGAGGTATCGCGCGGCTTCCTCGCCGATTTCGTTGACGTGATCGACTTTAGACGGAAGCGCCATGATTGTGTCTGGCGATGCGCTGATGAGATACCGCCATATCGCCGCAATCTTAGGTGACTTTTCGATCAAGATAACCCTCCGCTCCGGATATCGCATCGCGTACCCTGCCGCGCCAGCGAATGGCTCTACAATCGTCTCGCACTTCGGCGGAGGGTATGTCGGCGCAATACGGTACTTGCCGCCGAAGTAGTAGAAAAAGGGCTTCACCTCGGCACCTCCCCGTTGCCCGAATCAATCCAACTCGGCGCCTCGCCCCACGCGGGCATGGCGCGGGAGATCGCCGATGCCTCGATGTCGGCTTCGATTCGGTCGAGCTGGTCAGGTCTTATCGAGCGCTGGGGTTTCGGCGATTCGCAGCAAAGGGCGTCGAAAGGATTTTTAGTCGTCACATTAGCCTCGCGTCCGTTGATTTTGATTTACACACTCGCGCAATCGATTCGTCGACTTCGCTGCCGCAAATCATATGGGCAAAGCACGGCTTAGCCTGCCCTATCCTCCGTATCCTTGCCGCCGCCTGCTCGTTATCGGCTGGCGTCCAAGACAGGTCGTTAAAGACGACATGACTAGCGGCCGTCAACGTTACGCCCGTACTGAACGCCCCGATCGTCGCGCATATCACCTTGAGCTGCCCGAGCTGGAACCTGGCAGCCTTCTCGTGACGCTCGCTCGCGTGAGTCGCCCCGGTGATTAAGCCGCCGCCGAGCGCCGACGCCAGCCTCGTCGCCGGTTCAACGTGGTCGCTGAATATGACTAGCTGGCCGACGCCTTCATCTATGAGGCCTTTGACATACTCGACCGTAGCCGGGATCTTTAGGCACGCACTCGCCGCCTTGGCCGACGTGATCTTGCCGCCAGCCAAGTACGACTTGTAGGCGTCGTAGAGGTCGGGAACTCTCTCACAGTCGACGGCGACGGTCTTGTACGTCATGGGCGGCAGTTCCGGCAGGACGTCCTCGATGCGGTACTTAATGTACTTGTCTTTCAAGAGCGCCCGCAGCTCGTCGACGCGGTCGCGCCGAAGCGCCCCGTACTTACGTACCTTGGCACCCGACCGGATTCGCACCGTCTCGACCTCGCAGAAGTGAGACGAGAACGAATGATAGCCTCGCGTCAATCTCTCGCCGTTAACGTCCGGTGCGGGGCATAGACTGCAGTATGCCAAGAGCGCCCAGAAATCGTTGACGCGATTTTTTATCGGCGTACCCGTCAGGCCGACAAAGTACGGCGGTATACAAGCCGCCAGCAGCGTATGAAAGAGATTCGACCGGGCGGCCGTCGGGGACTTGAGGTAGTGCGCCTCATCGGCTATCCAAAAATCATACGCCGCAAGATCGGCGGGCCTGAGTTTATGGAGCATAGAGTAAGCCTCGTACCTAAGGCCCATGCCCATTTCTCCGGCCTCGCGTGCCCAAGTGCCAGCAAGAAACGCCGGGCCGAACACGAGGACGTCCTCGTACCCGGCGCGACGTGCGGCCTCGAGCGCCATGCGACTCTTGCCTGTGCCCATATCGCTACAGTTGAGGCTGTAGCGATGTTCCACGTGGAACGCGGCGGCGATACCTTGGAAAGAATAGAGGCTCACCCCTCGATCACCTTTATATCAGCCAGGTCGTCGGTGTACTTGCGGCCGTAACATGAGCTCCAGTAAATGCACGGCCGAAAGTACTTCATGCACTCGCCGTAGTTCTGCGGGTAGTAGGTCTTATCCTCGTGCGCCGTGATGACGGCTCTTACCCGTGAGTGCAGATCAGCTATCGGCCTCTCGTCAAGCAGGCGTCTTGGGATAGCGAAGTCGATTGCCTTTACCGCCGACGACAGCCGGTTAATGAAGTCGCTTAGTGGCTCATCTTTCCGCTTAGACAGGCGCGACTTGGTTGTCAGCCTGTACCGGACGCCTTGGTAGAGGTCTGGGTCTAGCTCGAGGCCGGTGGCGAGCGAGTCGTGGTAATAGCTGTAGAGCGATAGCTGCGGGTGACGGATGAGCGACGGCACGAGCGACGGCGTATACGAGCCGGACGTTTTCATGTCGACGATCCACCAAGGCCCGCCGACCGTCTCCTCCATAACGGCGTCGACGATGCCAAAAAATTCCGGTCGGTCGATCACGACCTCGCACGCGGCGACGTGCAGGCCCGACCTCTCATGCATATCCCGATACCGGCCGAGCATGGCAAAGATCATCGGGACGTTGGCGGCGTCGACGCCGTGTTCGGCGCAGACGGCGGCGCAGCTCTCGTAGCCGTACCCAGTCAGCATATGCCGCGTGTTCTCAAGGCAGGCGTGGAAGGCCTTGCCGACTTTCAGCGCCTCGGCGTCTTCCTCGATATCCTCATCCGGCGCCGTCTTTCCGAGCTTCGCGTGCCAGTACTTCCTGGCGCACGACAAATACGTACCCATAGACGACGGCGATAAGCCATCATACTTGCGCGTGAATCTTTCCACGTCGCGTCCCTCCGAGTTGTGAGTTGACGTTAGAGAGTAATGTCGTCGGCCGTCAGCGCCACTTCGGGCGCCGACTCCGCATGGCGCACCTTGGCGCCCGTATACTCGTCGTCAACTTCCAACTCGAAGTTATGTGCTTCTTTGCCCTTGAACGCGCCCTTGGTCAGCATGTTCTTTCCGGCGTAGAAAACATTGCAGAGTGTAGCGCCGGGCGTGGCGTAGTTGTCGAGCTGCCAGTTGAGCTGGCCGGCCGAATTGAGTACGACAATCTCGCCGTTCTGCTGCTTAAAGACATGCTGCGTCCCGAACTTGCCCTCCTCGGGGCCGACGTAGACGCCCGCGTCGACGAGCTTCTGCCCTGGCTTGCACTCGTTGTACTTATAGTAGCGCCTCGCTCCGGACACTTTCTTAAACGCCATGATTGCCTCCTTTGGCGGTTGTGGCTCTTAGATAAATTGGCGGTAGCGGGCGAGATCGGCCGCGCCTTTTTCGTCGACGTATTCCGTCATGATCTTTACCCCGTCGAGCAGGGCGGCGCCAGCGATTTTGCCGTACTCGGGCGACCAGATATCGCCGTCGACGCGGATCATCGGAAACTCGCCGTAGTCTTTCGCGTAGAAGCCGAACGCCTCTTGCATGAGCGTTCTCAGAGTCGCCGCGTACCTGAAATCCCGGCACGGTATCTCGGCGACGATTGAATCATGCAGCGTATAGATAACGTCGAGGCCGGCGTCTTGCGCGATCGCGACGGCTTTGCGCATGACGACGGCGCCGAATCCCTGCACCGGGAAATTGCCGACTGACCTAATGTTGTCGTTATCGCCGTACATGCGCCAGCCGTCCGGTAGGCGCAGCTCGTCCTCAGTCTCGTACTCGGAGATCGTCGCCGACTTCCACTCCGCGTAGTCCGGGTACGTGTCATAGAACGTATCGATCAACTTTTGCGCCTCGGCCTCGTCGATCTTGAGGCGCGGCGCTAGGCCTTTGGCCGTCATGTCGTAGCTGATTCCTAGTACCAAGCCCTTACACTTGTCGCGTATGGCCTTGTGACTCTCTTTCGTCGCGTCGGCTGGCGCGAGTTTAGCTGCCTTGGCGAAGGCGAGATAGACGTCGCCAGATCGGTAGGCGTCCATCATCGCCGCGTCCTGCGACAAGACGGCGGCGATCAGGAACTCCTGGCTGGCGTAGTCCATACTGACGATCGCCCGGCCTTTCGGCGGCTTGATGAAAACTCTCATCCAATGCGACTTTAGCGGGATGAACCCCGCCGCTCCAGGCTGGCTGCGGCTTGACTGGCTGCCGTAGATGCCGAAGTACGGCCTAACGCGCCCATCGCTTCCGAGGTAGTCGTCGAATTTCTTTTTAGCGCCCGGCAGAAACCCGTTAAGCGACTGCTTAGCCTTGACGTAGCGGTAGTAGGCGCCGCCGAGGCCGGGCGAGGCGCCGTCGAACCAATCGCCGAACGCCTCTTTCGACAGAGACGGCCCGCGCTTTTCAGTCTGCCGCCAGTACGGCAGGCCTTGAGCGGCGATAAAGTCGCGCATAGCCTTTTCGTTAAGGCTGTAGCGCAGCTCCTTTTTGTTCCAACGAAACGGGCGCAGGTCGCTTGCGGCGTTGCACTCCTCGGCCGCTGATTTCAGTATCTCCCCGACGTTCGCTTTGAACCGCCCCAGACTCGGCACGTCGACCGGATAGCCGTGTCGGACCATGACGGCTGTTCGCCAGGCGTACTCGCCGCGCTGCAATGCCTCGGCAAGCCACTGCTCTTTGGGGTTAGAGCGCCGGACGTGCCGGGCGATCACGGCCTTTAGCAGCGCCGGTAGGTGCCTGACGTCCTCATCGCAGTAGGCCTGTATGCGGTCGGCCTCGGCATTTATCGCGTCAGAGTCGCCGGCAATGATTAGAGCTCTAACGGCCTCTTTCTCGGCCGTGTCGATCTTGACGCCGAGAAGTTTAAAGCAGGCAGCCGCGAGGTTGGCCGGCGCCTTTGAGTGGTCCTCGTCGTCGCCCTCGGCCCCGACGTCCCATTTAGACTTAGGCGGCGTCGTGCGTCGTACCTCGCCGCCGATTAGCTGGTCGCCGTAGGCCAAGGCGTGGTCGTGGTTGAGGAGCTGTCGGTACTCGAGATAGAGGTCAATAACAGGCATACGTTTAAAGGCGGGGTCGATCGTAAGGATCGACCGCGCCTCTGCCTCGGCGGCGTAGGCGACTAGCGTATAGCCGGCTTGGCTAATGTAGTTAAGGAACTCAAGACAGTTCCGCCGTTGGCCGACGGTGCCGAGAAGCCAGAACCGGCGTTGCATAACCTCGACGCCGTCGACATAGCAGAGGGCCGACGCGCAGACGAGGTTGAGATCACGCTCAGTCGTCTTGTTGAACTCGAAATCGATAAAGCAAGGTTTCATGCCGTTGGTCCGATGCCTCTTTGTAGGCTTTGTCCAGTTTTTGATTGATTAGGTAGTCGATTTCCTCGGCCTGGTATTCTTCGTTTGAGGCCGGGTGTCTATAGTAGTTGTCTCGAATCTGCAAGAGCAGATCTAGCGACAGGTACTTAGTCGGCTTTCGCAGCGTCATTTCCCGTTCCAGTAGAGGCGCTCGACCGCTACACCAAGTGATTTTTGATCGGACAGAACTCGCTTATTTACTTTGTAGACCTCGCGGAATCTTGCGTCCGGCAAGCTGTAATCTGAGATAAAGACAGGCGCGTCGATATTGGCTGCCCAATCGTAGAATTCGGCGTGGTTAAAAGGCGCCCCATAGCCCGCTGCCCCGCGATACGGCGGATCGCAATAGACCACTGAATTAGGCAGGATCGGAACGCATCGGTAGTCCCTTGCCGTAAGTTGTAGCTGCTGTAGCTGCTGTAGCTGCTGTAGCTGCTGTAGCCGCTCTAGCTGCTCTAGCTGCTGTAGCTGCTTTAGCCGCGCTACGTCGCCATATTTACGCTTCACCGCCCGTCGAAGGTACAGCCTACGCTGCGTCACTGTCGCCATGCTCTTTGGCCAACTGCTGACACCCAATATACTTGACGCCGTCTCGTCGAAAACTCCGAATACCACGGCCATATGCAGCGACTTTTTGTTCGCCTCTATATCCGCACCAAATAGGTATGTTTTTTGGCCGTTCCCGAACGACCAGATAACGGCAGTGTAGGCGCAGGATCCCTTCCGGGCGTGGAATTCCTCTCTTGAAACCCACGGCGGCAAGAATCTGTCGTAGCTGAATTCGCCAGCTATCGCCTGTTTTATGAGGTCGACGACGCCAGGCTTGATTTCGTTGTAGTGAAAATTTTTGTACCTATCGGCCTTTCGAAGTAGCAAGTAGTGCGTCATTGCAAACCCGCCGCCGAACAGGTCGTAGAAATTGTCCGCTGCTGGGAGGTTCATAGCGATGGACGCCGCAATGCCGCTTTTTGATCCACGGTAAGGAATGCCGTACTCGCTCATGTCTTCACCCGAAACCCTCGGTCGCGCAGCTCGAGAAAAAGATCTTGCTGCGCGGCGGCGTCGTCCAGCGTCACGGTAACGGCGTATTTTTCGGGGCTATCGCCCCCGGCCGTCTCGCACGTCAAGGCGGCTATGTCGGCGTCTGAAAACCCGATTGCCGATACGTCGAACTCGACAGCTTTAAGCGAGTCGAGAACGCCGACTAGCGCAGGATCGCTCCACTCGGCCAGTTCGCCCGTTCTGTTGTCAGCTATGGCGAATGCGACCTTGTCGACGCCTTCTAGGCCGGTTCTGACGACGGCGACCGTCTCCCAGCCCAGCGCCCTTGCCGCCGCCAGCGTGCCGTTACCGGCGACGACGATGCCGTCCTTGTCGACGACGATCGGCTTCTGCTGGCCAAATTTCTTGAGGCTGCCCTTGATCGCCTCTAAGTTTTTTTCCGGGTGCAGCCGGACGTTCGCCGGATCGGCGACGAGCGACGATAGCGCGACGATTTCTACTTGCATCCTACTCTCCGTCGCCATTGGGGTGGGCATAAATCTGGCTTTCCGCGACCCAATTACTTCCGATCGCCGCAGGGTCTAGCTTGGCGATCGTCACGCCGAAATGCGCGGCGTAGTCCTTAATGAGTCCCTCGATTTCTTTCGAGCTGTAGCCAAACCTTCGCCCGCGCCGAACCTCTTTCGCCGTCACCGTCTTCTGTCGGCGGCAGACTTGAATGAACTCCTGAAACTGCGCTGGGTAACTGGCGATACAAATCTGCTCAAAGAGCCTCGTTTTTGGGAAAGTCTCCGAAGAACCAGCCGGGAACGCGTGCCATAGGTACCCGGCAACATGCCGCAAGAAATCGCGGTCGGCAGCCAGCTTCACCAGGCGCTTGATCTTACGGGCACCTAGTGTCTCCTGGAGCTGCGTTTCGGCGACCTCGGGGACGAAAAACTTGCGGTCGCTATATTCGAGATAGCAACGGTGCGGGTGATTGTTGGCGACGACGATCGACGCATGAATATCCTCCTCAATCTCGACCTCGACATTCTTCCGCTCAAATGTCCCCCTGGCGTTGTGGTACTGCTTTAACGCCTCCCTCAGCGCACCGCATAGCGGCATCTCATCGAAGAATGCCAGCCTGCGTCGCGCAATTGACGCCTGGAAGCCTGTCTTAGCAAACCCACGCTGGGCAGTGATCGAGTTGTCCGCGCCCACTAATGGCTTCGCTAGGCACTCTACGAACATATTTTTACCCGTACCGGGTGTCCCGGTCAGGAGTAGGACGCTACCCGCCCTTGTAAACGTGGCGTCTCGCAGCCAGGCGGCGGCGTGCTGCCGCGACTCGTCCGTTGTGAATAGACCGGCCATGAATTCGGCAAACTCGGTAGGCGGGTCTATCGGCGCAGGCGGCGGCTCCCAGCCGATCGCCCATGGCGCTGGCGACCAAAGGTTAAAGCCGGGTATGTCGTCTGGGTGTTCGACGATCCGCCCTTGGTTAGGCGCGTACTCGAACACGCAATGCTTTTGGTTAGTATTGAGCCACTGCGCCAGCCCCTCCCCGCCGATAAGGGCGCGTACCCGGTCTATCGCGACCTCGTAGCTGATAGGGAATACCTTGTCTTTCCTCGCGTGGTAGAGGCGCGATTTCTTTTTGTCGGCGACGAAAAGAATCAGCGTCAGCTCAGACAGCGGGATAGGCACCTCAGCCGAGAACGGGCTGCCCATATCGCCGCTAAACTCCGGGCTATCAATCCCGCGTAGGGTGTCGACGAGGTCCTTCTCCGCTGTCGGACTCGCCGCCAACTTCATGAGCGACGGCACTAAATCTGGCGCGTCCGGCAGGCGGCAGGCCTCGGCGATTACGTCACCGACTGAAACCCTGCGACCAGACATTTTCAAAGTGTTGCGGTTTGTGGCGGAAACGCCGAGGCGGGCTGAGAGAACACGCGCAATATCAGCGAGCTGCATAGGGGCCTCAATAAATTTCGGACGGGCAAGAGGCACGCTAACAAAAAAATTTTCGGGCTGGAAGCGATTTTATCGACTTCCAGCCCGTGCCCGAACGAAACCTACTAGAGGTCGCTCTAGGGACTAGATACCTCAAACCGAACTCGGTGTCAAATGAGACTGAATCTGGGTGTATAAAAAATAGGCAAATGTTGTACACCCTCACTACGTATATATATATTTAATTTAATATTAAAATACATATACGTATACGATGTAGGGGTGTACAACATTTCTGAAAAAAAAAGTCAATGATTCCAACTGTACATTTTGGCCAACCGGCCGAAATGTATTATTCGATTCGTCCTAGCCGCTCCTGGGCTATGTACATTGCCCACTTTTTGAGCATGGAAAAAAAGCCCACCGAAGGGCGGGCGGTGGTGAGGCGCTATCGGCGCGTCGGTCAGACTGGCGTCAACAGGCCGACGGCCTCGAGGCGTTGGCGCTCCTCGTCGTAGGCGATCTTGTTATTGAAGGCCTCGCTGGGGCGCAGTCGGATGCGGTCGCGGCAGTGGTCCAGGAATTTTCCGGCCTCGCGTTGGCTGTCGCGGAGGGTAAAGTCGGCTTCGCCGAGGCTCGGGAGGTCTTCGTCGTCAACGCCGCTGGCGATGAGAGACAGGCGGTAGACGGCGGCGTCATCGAGCGTCAGGCGCAGCTCGGTGAAGGCCTCGGCCTGCGCCATGACAGCGCCCCTGGCGACGAATGAACAGCAATCCTCGTAGTTTGAGGATTGTTTGCCGCCGAATTTGGCAATCATATCGTTACGGGATTTCATATGGCCTCCGGTTGGCGGCGACATTGCCGACATGATACTCATGTCGGCAAGTCTCTGAAAAACTTTAGGGGTTTCTGCATACCACAATGGTATTAGACACTTATATAGGCATAGACCCCGGCCAACGCGGTGGCGTTGCGGTCGTCGGCGACCGCGTATCTCTCGCCGTGCCCATGCCGGACCCGCTGGCGTACCTCGACCTCCTGAGGCGATTCGACCCGGGGCGGTCTATCGTAATGATCGAGCGGGCCCAGGCGATGCCGGGTCAAGGCGTCGTCAGCATGTTTGGGTACGGCAAGCACGCCGGGTTTCTCGAGGGCGCGGCGCTGGCTCTCGGCTATCGCGTAGAACTAGTGCGCCCACAGGCATGGCAGGCCGTCATGTACGAAGGCGTGCGGGGCCTTGACGGTAAAGAGCGGTCGATCGCTGCCGTTCGACGCCTTTACCCCGAGATCAACCTGACGCCCGGCAGGCTGAGAAAACCGCATGACGGCATCGCCGACGCCGTGCTACTAGCGGCCTATGCGAGAAACCTACGTAGCAGCGGCAGAGAAATTAGGCGCCAAAGTGTGGCCGACTAACCGGGCGCTGGCGCCGTGGGATTTGGCGGGAATTTGCAAGGGCGTCAAGTTCACCGTCGATACGGCAGCTAAGTATGTCGACGCTAGGATCACGAAAGACCGCGTTTTAAGGCTTTTCGTGCGTGACGCGGACGAGCTGGCGATATCCTTGCGCGTCATTATACTCGGTGAAACGCGCTAGACGAACGCGCAAGCCTCATGCCATACTTGACGACATGAGAATCACTACCGCATTCGTCGAGCTACTGGCCTACGCGCTAGCTGCGTCAGTCGTCGCCGCTCTCTATCTCGCCGGCCTTCTTTCGACCTACGGGCGCTGATGCCGGGCGGTCGTCCATCTAAATATCGCCCCGAATACTGCGACCTCCTCATAGCCCATATGGCTAAAGGATTTTCGTTTGAGTCGTTCGCCGCCGACGTCAATACGTCATTCGAGACGCTCTACAATTGGTGCAAAATATACCCAGAGTTTCTTGAGGCTAAAGCTCAGGGGCGGTCGAAAGGTATTAAATTCTGGGAGGGTTTAGGCATCGCAGGGGCGGCCGGGAAGGTTAAAAATTTCCAGCCCGCAGTTTGGATTTACTCTATGAAGTGCCGCTTCCCGAAGCAATGGCTTGAGCAGGTCGTCGCTCGCGATAACGGCATTGAGCCGGCGGCGCTGGTTTTGAATTACGCGAGAAAGCCGAAGGCGGCGCGGGCGGTGATCGAGTCAGAGACGGAGCGTTTAGCGATCGAAGAGGCCGAGGCGCTTCCCGGAGCAACACCTAATGACGCATCGGCTGGCGATGAAACTGGCGACGGAGACGCTTGCTAGGCCGTCAACGCCGACGCTTTGCGGCTTCGCCCCGGTCATTCCATATCAGCGCGAGGTACTAGACCTCGTCCGCGACGACTTCGATTATTCAGTCGGCAACCTCGAAATCCTTTTATCCGGCGCCTACGGCTCGGCGAAGTCGGTGCTACTCGCGCACCTGGCGGTGACGCACTGCATTCTGTACCCAGGCGCCCGCGTTTGTGTCGCCCGAAAGGCGCTACCGGATCTTAGGCGGACGATATTTGCGGAAATCATCGAGCACCTAGACGACCTCGAGGAGGGAGCTGATTACGAAGTCAACCGGACGCAGCTCTCTATCAAGTTCAGTAACGGCTCAGAGATCATCTCGATATCGTGGTCAGACCGGAAGTACAAAAAGGCGCGGTCGCTCAAGTTGTCTATGGTCGTCATAGAGGAACTGACCGAATCGGACGAGCAGGATAAGCAGGCTTTTACCGAGCTAAAGGCGCGGCTGCGACGCATACCCGGCATACCTGAGAACCTGCTTATCTGCGCGACTAACCCCGACTCGCCAGCGCATTGGGCCTACACCTACTTTATCGAGCCGAATACCGGTGCTGCCCACCCGACGCGCAAGGTATTCTACTCGCGCACGGCAGATAACCCGTTCTTAGACCCGAGCTATATACGGCAGCTTCGACAGGACATGAATAGCCGCGAGGTCGAGCGGTACGTCGAAGGTCGCTGGGTCGAGTTGACTAAGGACGTTATCTACTGGGCTTATTCGACGGACAACTACCGCGAAGCCGAGTACCGGGTTAACGAGGCGTACCCGATCGGCCTCAGTTGGGACTTCAATATCGGACACGGCAAACCGCTATCTTGCTGCGCCTTTCAGTTTATCGACGACACTTTTCATTTCTTCGCCGAGTCGGTAGTCGAAGGCGCGAGGACGGAGGATAGCGTGCGCGAGCTGGCCGAGCGAGGCGTGCTCGACTTCAATACGGAATATGTCGTCTACGGTGACGCCAGCGGCCGTGCGCGGGACACTCGTAGTCGGACGACGGACTACGATATAATCATGGAGGCGCTCGCCGCGCATATCGGCCCTTACGGCCAGGTCAGGGCGCGGAAAATGGTGCCGCTCTCAAACCCGCCGGTACGGACCCGGCATAACCGCGTTAACGCCTACTGCTGCAACGCCGACGAGGCGCGGCGCCTTTACGTCTACAAGGCCTGTCCGACGCTGCACAAGGGCATGAGGCTTGTCGCGCTTAAGCAGGGCGGGCAATATGTGGAAGACGACAGCAAAGACTATCAGCATATTTGCTGTGCAATTGGGTATGGCATCGTAAGCACTTTAACTTACGCAACCCGCAAAAATCAGGGCTCGATACCATTATGACGTTTAGGCCAATACCGGGTTTCATCGGCTATGAGATAGACGAAAGCGGCTCCATTATTGGTAGGCGCGGGGTTCGCATAAAAGATTACGAGCACTCAGGCGGGTATCGCATCGTGCACTTACGCTCTTGTGGCGAGCGCCGAGCGCGGTACGTACACCGATTAGTGCTCGAGGCGTTCTGCGGGCCGTCGAATGGGCGCGTAGCTAACCACAAGAATTTGAGCCGCTCGGATAACCGCCTTAGTAACCTAGAGTGGGTCACGCAGCTAGATAATGTCAGACACGCCAGCGCAAGAGGTGCTATGCCATCGCACTACATTTCTGCTAGACGCGGTGAAGACATTTTTCGATTGTTTGAGTTGGGGCATACGACGCGGAGCATCGCGGCGCACTTCGCCTGCGACCCAACCGTTATTACTAATTTTCTACGTAAACGCGGTGTCACTAATTTGCGTTCTTTGGCAGGCCTTAAGTCCTCCGTGGCTCGCACTCGCAATGCCCTCGGGCAATGGACGGTGGAACTATGATATCAATTCCGTACTGCCTCGCCCTTATCAAGGCGACTGGGCCTTACTTGTCGCACAACGCCGAGCTGTTCGATATCTACCAAGGCAACCTCCTGCCATACGTCGAGCAGGACCTAGCGGCGCAGCTCTCAAAGCAGAGCTACGAGCAGGCTAAGTTCCGTATCGCGCCAATCAACGTACTGCGCCGCATTATCGACAAGCTGTCTAAGATCTATCAGCCCGCGCCAGTGCGGTCGGTGATCGACGGCACCGACGCCGACTCTGAGCTGCTGCAATGGTACGCCGAATCGTGGCAAGTCGATATGGCGATGAATCAAGCCAACGAGCATTTCAATCTATTCAAGACGGCGCTACTGCAGCCGTACCTTTGGCACGGTAAGCCGCGTCTACGGGTAATCCCGTCAGACCGCTTCATTCCGTACAGCACTGACGATATCGACGACACAGAGCCTACCGGATTCGTCATCAACCGTGGGACGTACTTCAACGACGACGGCAAAAAGCGGAAACTATATTTCGCGATCGACGCCGCCCGATTCGTCTACTTCGACGAGGACGGTAAAGACGTGACGGCGCGATTTGCGCCGGTCGATAACCCCGAGGGCGTCAACGTCTACGGGCGAATTCCGTATGTGTACGTCAATCGGTCGATGAACGACCTGCTGCCGGTACAGGACACCGACACCCTCAGGATGACTAAGCTCATCCCGATCCTCCTCGCCGACACTAACTACGCCGCTATGTTCCAGGCGTTCAGCGTGTTCTACGGGATCAACATCAGCGACGAGAATATGAAGTGGGGGCCAAATACGTTCCTCCAGTTCAAGACGGAACCGGGCGTCGAGGGGGCGCCGTCGATCGGTACTCTGACGCCTAACCTGAATGTCGACGGGTCGCTCAACCTCATCGCCAGTCAGTTGGCGTTCTGGCTCAATTCACGTGGTATTCGTCCGGGAGCTGTCGGCGATATCACGGCGTCGAACTTTCAAAGCGGTATTTCTAAGATCGTTGACGAGATGGATACGAGCGAGGACAGGTGCGGACAGATCGACTACTTCGAAAGAGCCGAGGCGGACCTTTGGAATCTGCAGCTTAACTACATTCACCCGGTATGGGTACGCGAAGGCCAGGTAGAGAACAGAGCGCAATTCTCCGCAGGCGCTTACGTCGAGACGAAATTCCTAGATCAGACGCCGTTTCTACGACGCGGCGAATTGATCGCCGAAGTCAGGTCCGAGATTGAGGCTGGTCTGACGACGCGGGAGATCGCCGTCAAGCGCCTTAATCCGGCAATGACCGATGAGCAGGTAGAGGAATTGCTAGTGGCGATCGACGAGCAGAACGGGGTGACAGTTGGCGCAGCAGAAAGTCAGGCTTAGTATACCCGACGACTACTCGCCAGCGGAACGCGACGAGTTCGCGACTGCTGTCTGCGACTTTATCCGCGACCGTACTGAACGCGGTATGGGCGTAAAGAACGGGCGGACGTACAAATTTCCTGGGTACAGCGCCGGATACGCCGCCAGCCTCGATTTCAAGATCGCCGGCAAGTCGAAAGGTAAGGTCAACCTGCGCCTGTCGGACGAAATGATGACCGACCTACAGCCGCTCCGTCATGGTCGCGGCTGGGTAGAGGTCGGCTACGAGAGAGGCAGCGAATCGAACGACAAGGCCGAGGGAAATCAGCTAGGCACCTACGGCCAAGACGAGCCGATTAAGGGCGGGAAGTACGTCCGCCGGTTCGTTGACATGACGTCGGCTGAGCTACGGGCCTTGATATCCTCCTACGAGCGGGAGCGCACTTGAGTATCGAGGTCGATATCCGCAAGTTCGGCAAGCGCCTAAAGCGGGTGGCCGAAGATGCCTTCGAGTCGAAAGAGATCAGGGACGCTCTCGGCGCCTTCGCCGTCGAACAGATCGTAAAGCGAGTGCGCCTCGGATACGGCGTCAAAGAGCAGGGCGGAAGTCGGCAGAAGCTAAAGCCGCTGAGCGACACTTACCGCGAATTTAGAAAGCGGTACTCGGGGCAGCTTAGCCAGTTCACCTCGGTTAAGCGATCGAACCTGACGCTATCGGGTCAGATGCTCGACAGCCTGACGCACTCGACGCCGCGCAAGTCGATCGTCATCTACTTCGAGGGCAGGCGTCGACCATTCCCGTTGACGCGAGGCGGCAAAAGGCGGACCATTAGTCTCACGAATCAGGAGTTAGCCAACATCCATCATTCTGGCGCCAGGCCGTTTCTCTACTTCACCCGCAGCGAAGAAACCCGGTTTACGCAGTTTCTCCGCAAGGAATTCGACAGAGTTGTAAAGAGAGCTACGCGCAATCTATAATGGAGTTATCAGTGACGACGGATGACACGACCTCCGGTGGAGGCGACGGCGGTTCCGGTGGAACCGGCGGCAACGGCGATTCGGTTTCTTACGAGACTCATAGAAAGCTACTTGCCGAGAAGAAAGCCGCAGCGGCTAAGCTTGCCGAGTACGAGGCGAAGGTAGCCGAGCACGAGAGGCTGGCTAAAGAGCGCGAGACGGCTGAGCTCGAAAAGCAGCGCGACTATGAGAAGCTGAAAGCCAACCTGCAAGACGAACTGCGAAAGCGTGACGAGTCGCTGGCGCAGCTCGAGGCAGAGAGGGCGACGGCTAAGAAACTGGACGCTTTCTTTAAGGCGCTAGACGGCAACCTCGACCGACGCTACTGGTCGCTCATCGATATCGATCAAATCGTTGTCGACCCTGCGACCAAAGCTATCGACGAGATGAGCGTAACGAAGTACCTCGAGGGCTTCCGCAAGGAATACCCCGAGATCATCGCCAAGCCAGGCCGATCGACGATGCCAAACGAGAAAGCCAACGGCGCCGGAAAGTCTACGTTGACGCTGGCCGAATGGAAGGCCTTGCCTCTGAAAGATCGCAAGGCCCGCATCAGCGACGTAAAACTACAATAGGAGTAAGCAGTCATGACCATGACCGCATTGGCCGACGTTAACAACCAAGTGCAGACCTTTTGGTCGTCCCTCTTTGAGGACGAACTGAAAGAGAAGACCATTCTCCCGTCGCTCGTCTCGAAGAAATACGACGGCGAGATCAAACCGGGCGGCTCGACCGTCAAGGTGTCCCAGATCAACCGCCCCACCGGCAACATCAAAACGGTCGGCGCAGGCCACGAGACGTTTGCGACCGAGAAACTGTCGCAACAGCAGATCAGCATCACCGCCGATAAAGTCATCTCGGCGGCGTTCGAGTTCGACGACCTCGTGGCGCTCCAGTCTCAGATCGGGGCGCAAGAGAGCAAGATCCGTCAGGCGCTCCTCGAGGCCGTCGAGATCAAACTCAATAGCTACCTCTACGGCCTCGTCTCGCCGTCGGCGGCGGCGCCGGATCACATCATCGACTCCGTCTCCGACTTCAACGCGACACAGCTCGTCAACGTCCGCAAGCTTGCCAGCCAGGCGAAGTGGTCTATGGACGGCGGCTGGTGGCTGCTGCTCGACCCGCAGTACTACAACGACGTGCTGTCGGCGGCGACTCTGACGAGCTCCGACTACGTTCCGGACGCCCCGGTTGTTGGCGGCAAGATCGCCATGCAGCGATTTGGCTTCAACATCCTCGAGGACAACAGTGCCGGCATGGCGCAAATCTCGCCGACTTCGGCGACGAGTGACCTCGCTCTCGCGTTCCACCCGGATTTCCTGCACCTCGTCATGGGCGCCCCGGAGTTCAAGGTGTCCGACCTGCACTCTAATAAGCAGTTCGGCTACGTGATCTCGGTTCGTATGATTGTCGGCGCGGGCCTCGGCAACGACGGCAACGTCAAGCACGTCAAGGTCTACAACGCCTAATGGCACAAACGATAGGCGACAACCTGAGCAATTATGCTAACCTCGACTTCCTTACGGGCTCGAGCCCCGAGGAGCTAAAGGCGCAGCTTGCTCAGATTCGCCTGCCGCACAAGATCGTCTCAATCTACGGCGCGGGGACGACTCACGTTGCGTGGGTCGTCACGTCGCAGCCGATCAAGAAACAAAAGAGGAGTAAGTAATGGCAGCCTTGAAAGACGCCCTGACGCTCGGCGCCGGGTTTGAGAACCGAGTTGAGTATCACCGCTTCGTTTACGACTTCGCACAAGACGGCGGGGCGACCGGCACCTTGACGGCGGTCACCTGCGATAAGCAGTGCGCCGTCGTCTCGTCTGCCGTCCACGTCCTGACGGCGTGTACGTCCGGCGGCTCGGCGACCGTCAAGATCGGCACGACCGACGATGACGACTGCATCATGACGACGACGCAAGGCGCGGTCGCCAATCTCGTGGCTGACTACACGGTCGGCGGAGCGGCGCTCCCCGCCTGGCTCGACACGGGCGACGTGATCAACCTCGTGATCGGCACGGCGGCTCTTACGGCAGGCAAGATCGAGGTCGTCGTCGGCCTTCTGCCGCTTCGTTAATCCTTGCCGGCCGCGCTAGTCTGCCTATCGGACTAGCGCGGCTCTTTGGTCGCCCGTGGCCCCTTTAGACGACAACCTAAATACACGGGAATTCCTCAAGTTCGCCTTGACGACGGGCGGCCAACACGCCGTTCGCGTCCTTCTCGGCGACACAATCTCTTTCAGTTACTCGGGTCTCAACATCGCCGGCAAGGTGACTGAGGTCGTCGTTAACGATACGACTTGGACGGCGCTACCGGCTACGGCCCTGACGGCCCGCAACGCGATCAGGATTCAGAACTACAGCAACGTCGAGGTTAAAACTAACTACGACTCGGGCGTTGCCGGGTATGTTGGTATGGTGATCGACGCCAACGGCGGGCACGCCGCCTACGATATTACGCCGATGATTGTCATTTACGCAAAGGCGGCGTCAGGCTCGGTCACCCTCTACGTCGAGGAGCTGAGCTAATGGCGATCGTAACAAGCGCGGGCGGTAGAGCCGGCATTACGACGCCAGCCGTCGTCAACCATTTGACGCACGCGACGGCTGATACTGAGAACACCCTGACGCTTACCGGCGTCAAGGCCTACAAGATCACGAATCGCGGGAACGTCGCCGTCAAATTTTCCTTTTCGTCAGGCACGAGCGGCACGACCTACGCCAGCCTCTACCCTCACGAGAGCGACGGCGCCGAGGGTATTACGGCAGCCAGCGTGGTAATATATACGCAAGCCCCCAAGGCAAGCCAACGGCTCGAAATCATCACTTGGACATAGGAGTTGCCCATGAGTAAGCACCTTGTCTTTGACGTAACCGACTCCACGACCGAACTGCACAGCGACAACGTCGGCGCTTGGACGCGCGCCGGTACTGACGGCGAGAAGATCGACTCCACAACCAATGCACTCTGGGTTCACCTTAAGGCCTCGGATGTTGCGATCAACGTCGAACTCGACCATACCGACGGCGACTCCGTTCAGATCGGCGACGGTACCGACGTCCTCGCGATCAACGGCGACGGCTCTATCAATGTTGTCGCAACGGCGACGAACCTCGATATCCGCGACCTGACGCACGTCAGCGACTCGGTCAAGATCGGCGACGGCACCGACTTTGTCGCCGTCAACGGCGACGGATCGATCAATGTCGTTACGACGACCGACAACGCGCTGGCCAATACGGCGATCAGCAACGAAGCGAACGCCGTTGCGGCGTCTGAGGAGTCGCTCGTCACGTCGATCCTGTCGTCTCGGAAGTACCTCTTCACTTTTAACAACGGCAACAAAGCCGTGTTCCTCGGCACAACGGGCGTGACGTCGGCGAACGGGTACCCAATGTACCCCGGCATGGGCTACGAGTTCCGCGCCGGTGCGTCGATCGACATGAAGGCAATCTCCGAGGCCGGCAGCCAAGATTGCCGCAACCTCCAACTCAGCTAAGGCGGCGTCGTGTTTCTTTCAGAGGACGTAGAGAAGGCCAAGGCGTTTGGAAATTTCATTTCCAAGCACGCCCGCTGGGACATGACGACCGACGAGGCGATCATGCTCAATAGGCACTTGGCCTGGTTTAACGCGCTAGTCGGCAAGGTTAACGATCATGTCTTGGAAGTCGTCCGGCAAGTCGGCAAGCCTGTTAGCCAAGCAAAGGCAGCGAAGAAATGAGCGGCTTTGCTTACGACGGCGATAGCGGGTCTATCAAGGGCGGCACTGACGGAGCGGCGATCGGCAATATCGGCGACCGTCTAAAGGTTGAGGCGCTCAGCTCTATCGGCGGGACGGGCGCTGGAATCTCTTTCGGCGACCGGGACACGTCTGCGACAACGCAGGTCGCCGTGGAGAGGACTACTTACACCGAGCAGACGACTGGCGCCCAGCGTTCTATCGCCTCGTCGTCGGCTAACGACGCTGCGGCCGGGACGGGCGCACGAACCGTCCTGTTAACGTACCTAACGTCGACAGGCTCGGGGCCATTTACCGAGACGATCACGCTAAACGGGACGTCCTACGTCAATACGGTAGCGACCGATATTTGCTTTATCGAATCGATCGTCGTTAAGACGGTCGGGTCGACAGGGTCTAATGTCGGCACGCTAACGCTCAAGGCTGCTACTGGAGGCGGCGGCGCTACAATCTGGACGGTAGGCGCCACGAGTAACCGGACGTTCGCGGCACGGCACTACGTCCCGACGGGCAAGACGGCGCTGATAACTGGTATCTCATGCGCGCACAACGGCACTACAGTCGGTTCGGGCGCGGCGTTTATCATTTTCTCCCGCAACCTATCAATGGCGGACGCCGCCAGAGAGCAGGCGAGCGGTAACATACGCCTGTACGGCCAGTCGTCGACGTTCAGCCGCGTATTCCAAAGCCCGATAAAGGTCGCCGGGCCAGCCGTCGTATTCGTTCTGTGTACGCCCGAGACGACCTCGTCGATCAACTACCGCTGCGCGGTCGACTATAGCGAGCAGACCTGATGACGACGCAGAATGTCAACGCCATTTACGAGTTGGATTCGTCTAAAGCCAGGCTGAAATGGCGCGGCGTTGCCGGCGGCACGGCCGCCGCAAACAGCGCGACGACATTCGATTTCATCGTCCCGAATGAAATGTGGGTCGATGGCGCCGAGTACGTTTTGTGTGGCGGCACCGCGGGCGACAGCCTTACGCAACAGGTCATCCACCCGGAGCTCGGTGTAGTAGGTGAGTACGGAGAATCCGTCTACGTTCTGCCCGACTCTAGCGCCAGGTATACCGCCCCCTACGTCGCCCTGATTCCGCCGGGGATGATATTGCGGTTCATCTATACTAACGTACACGCCAGCCAAGCGGCTGACGTCTACTTCAATGTATGCACGCATACCCCTATTTACTGAGGCGTCGGTGAATCGTCAGCAACGAATACTATTCTACGACGGCAGCGACCTTAACGATATCTCGCTCGCCGTCGGCGACTATCGCTACGACGGCTACGAGCCGACGATCGACGTCGGCCGCTACCTCTACGTAGGCACCGAACTGCCCTGCAACAGCAAGTTCTTTTCAGTCGTCACGCCGAATACCGACGTAACGGTTATCGACAAGGTCGAGGTATGGGGCGGCGGCGAATGGCTCGAGGTGACGGACGTACTAGACGAGACGAGTACGACAGGCGTCTCCCTCGCCAAGTCGGGCCTAATCTCGTTTGAGCTAGATATCGACAACACGACTTGGGCGGCTGAGAGGAAGTCGTCGGATATCCCCGAACTCGTCGGCACGTCGATTTACAACCTCTACTGGCTCCGGCTGTCTTGGACTATACCCGTGTCCGCCGGAACCAAGATCGGCTACGTCGGGAGCAAGTTCAGCGACGACGCTACACTCACCGACTTCTACCCCGACCTGGCTAACTCGGAACTAAAGACGGCGTTCGAGGCCGGGAAGACGACTTGGGACGATCAGCACTACATGGCGGCCGAGTCTATTCTACGCGACCTCAAGCGCCGAAGTATCATCATACGGCCCGAGCAGGTCTTTGATACGCGGCAGTTTCTCGAGGCCGCGTGCCATAAGGCGGCCGAGCTGGTCTACGGCGGCCTCGGTCAAGCCTTCGCCGACGCCAGGTCGCGGGCGGCTGAGAGGTATATCGCGGCCATGGCGCTGACCAAGTTCGGCGTCGATGCTGACGGCAGCGGCACGGTCGACGCCGCCGAGGCGACGGTTAGTACGCGGTATCTCACCCGATGAGTAAGATTACGTCCATATTTGACCAGCTAAAGACGGTCATCTCGACCGAGCTACCGACCTATAAGCAGATCCCAAACCCCTACGAACTAGAGGCGGCCAGCAACGTCATGCTCGCCAAAGGCTACGGCCTTGCCTTCGGCGCCGGGAGCAACACCGAGCGTCAGCTCTCGTGCCAGCTAAGCATCGAGCGCGAGTTCGGCGTCCTTCTAACGCGGCAGATGAGCTACACCGAGCACGACGCTGCCAACAGAAATTCACTTGAAAAGACAATCTTTGAAGACCAGTATAAGCTAATCAAAGCCATCGAGAAAAACTCTAGTCTCGCTCAACTGGTCGCCAAGGTTGCTTACGCATCGGATAGCGGAATTGAATTCCTCGGCCTCGAGAGCGGCCGGTACTTGACGCTCTTTAGCGCGTTCACTTGTGAATATTTTGAGAACCTTACATAAGGGGTAGACCATGACCGCAATCGCTACACGCTCGTCGGTGCTCGCCGTCACGGTCGAATCGACCGAAGGAACGCCGGTTGTACCGACGCTGGCGTCTCAGTTCATCGCCATGCAAGACGACGCCGACTTCTCGTCGGAGTTCGAGCAGCTCGAAAACGCCGAACTTAAAAACAGTCTCGGGCCGGCCAAGACGATTACCGGATCAGAGAATCCGGCCGCATCGTTCAGCCACTACCTGCGACACAGCGGCGTCGAGGGCACGGCGCCTAACTACCGCCAACTGCTTAAGACGGCGTTCGGCTCTGAAGAGGTCGAGTCGACGGAGTACAACACCGTCGCCGCGTCTACGACCTCGGTTATCAAGGTCGACGTCGGCGAAGGCGCGACGTTCAGCCGAGGCCAGGCGCTTCTCATCAAGGACGGGACGAACGGCTACAGCATCCGCCCCGTTCACTCGATCGCTACCGACGACCTGACGATCGGCTTTAACCTCGGCACGGCGCCGGGGACTGGCGTCAATCTCGGCAAGGCCGTCACCTACTCGCCGGCCAATAGCGGACACCAAAGCCTCTCGCTATGGCACTACGTCGGAAACGGCGGGGCGCTTGAGGCCGTAGCCGGCGCCCGCGTTTCAGAGCTCAATATCGACTTCGAGGCTGGCCAGCTTATCAACGCCAGCTATTCGCTGGAAGGCATCGGCTACTACTTCAACCCGATCAACATCACGGCTACCGACACCAAACTAGACTTCACCGACGACGACGGCACCTTTGCCGCGACGGTCACGGCCAAGGTCTACAAGGATCCGCACGACTTGGCGACGGCTCTCACGACGGCCATGAATACGGCCAACCCAGGCGAGACGCATACCGTTACGTACTCGAACACGACCGGCAAGTTCACTATCCTTTGCACCGGCACCGTCCTTTCGCTTCTCTGGAACACGGGCGCCAACACCGCAAACACGATTGGCGACAAGATCGGCTTCCTTACCGCAGCCGACGACACCGGCACGGCCGCCACGACGGGCTATACGTCTGATAACGCCGTGTCGTTCGCCGCGCCCGTCACGCCGACCTACGACAGCGCCGACCCGCTTGCCGCGAAAGACCATAGCGTCCTTATCGGCGACTCGACCGATAACGTCTGCTTCAACCCGTCGAGCGTCTCTTTCAGCCTGTCGGATACCGTCCGGCCGATCGAGTCGATTTGCGCCGAGAGCGGCAAAAGCGGCACGATCATTAACGCCCGCGAGGTGACGGTGACGGTGACGGCGCTGCTGAATCAGTACGACGCCGACAAGTTCCGCCGCCTTAGGACCAACGCCGATACGCGCTTCATGTACGCCTTCGGCACCAAGTCGGGCGGCAACTGGGTGGCCGGCAAGTGCGGCTGCCTTTACGTCCCGACTTGCACCGTCGCGGCGTTCGACGTGAGCGACGACGACGGCCTGGCGTCTGTCGAGCTGGAACTCAAAGCCTACGTCGACTCGTCGGGTAACGGCGAAGTCTATCTCAGTTTCGTCTAAGGGGTTCTAATGCAGTTCGTCCACGTCCCGCGTATCTGCCAGTCCGGTGAGGACGGCGCAGCGCCTAAACTCACCGGGTCGGTAACGCTCAAGATGCTTTCGTTCGACGAGCGTTACGGTCTGCTCGAGGCGATCGGCGTCGAGTCGGTCGACGGCCTAGGCGAGATGAAACAGATCCCGCTTCTCAGAAAACTTGTCGCTTTCAGTAAGGACAAGTACGTCGCCGTCGATATCAGGGGCGCCGACGGGCGAGAGTTCAAGTCGTTTGACGACCTCCAGTACAGCGGCGACGGGCACGCCGTTCTACTCGATTGCGCCATTGCCCTGGTGTCTGCGGGAAAGTAGACAGGGCCGCGATAAGGCGGCAGGTCAGGGCGACCTGGCGCGGTCATGACCTAAAGACGCCGGCATACAACTTGGTTCAAGAGTACCTTTCGAGAAAGGCCCTGTCGGAGATCGGATACACATTCGACGGCGGGGCCTTGCCCTACTACAAATCCGAGGCGTTCATTGCAATCGCCTCGGAAATTGAGAAAATGAAGGTAGAGGCGGCGAAGAAACGACGAGGGCGCTAATGGCCGAGGCGGTACTAAAGCTAACAACAGACACCGCCGAGGCTATCAAGGGCATCGAACGCTTCCAAAAGGACGCGGCGAAGTCGCTCAAGGCGGTCGAGAAGGCTTTTGACGCCCTCAAGATCACGGCCGTCGCCGCGATCGGCGCCGTCGTCTTTAATAAACTGGTCGATGGCCTCGGCGACGTAGTCGAGGCGGCCGAGGACGTCGAAAAGGCGACGTTCGACCTGGCAAAACAACTGCGCCTGACGGGCGAATTCTCCGACGACGCCGTAAAAGGCTTTCAGGACTACGCCGACGAGCTCGAGCGGACGACGAACCTGAGCGACGACGTCGTCCTCGGCCAGCTAGCCGTAGCAAAGTCGTTCGGCGTCACCAACGACCAGGCGAAAAAGCTGGTTTCAGCCGCCGCAGACCTCGCCGCCGCTACCGGAATGTCGCTAGACGGCGCCGTCCAGCAGCTCGGCAAGTCTCTTTCAGGCGTCAAGGGCAAGCTAGACGAGCAGATCCCAGCGGTCGCCGCTCTTACGAAAGAGCAGTTACTGAACGGCGAGGCTATCCGCCTCGTCTCAGAACGCTACGGCGGCAGCGCCCTCGTCTCGGCCGACAACTTCTCAGGCGCCGTCAGGCTTCTGACGGTAGAGTG